ACCAACATGACCGCTATGAAAGACCATCCTTTACTACTAGACTTTGAGAATCCTTTAGTTGACCATGATAAGGTAAAAGAAATCATCATGAAAGCACAAGAGATGTCAAATGATTATCAACAACAAAAACCAATCCGTAATCATGATTTCTTTCACTATGGTGGTAAGAACGGCCCTGATATTAATGATATTCCTGAAGATGAAAGAGAGCACTATCTTACAGACGATGCAGGTAACATCATAGGACTGGGCGCACATTTTGCTGATGAGTTTCATTATCAGGGTGGTATGGGAAGAAATGTTTTACACTACTTAGAAATGATGCATGATTCTCTACCAAAAAATAGTGACGGATATTCTATCATTGGTAAAATAGATGGAGGAGAACTCATACCTAATCCAAAAACAGTAGGGCTATGGGGAAGATATCTTCCCTCGTTATATTCTAAAGATAGTGGAACACATCAAGGCCCACATGGTATCTCGTCACTTTGGGATGCTTCAAGTCACATAAGAACTAAACCTAGAAATAACAAAAATCTACCTTTTAGGCAAATGTCATCTTTAATAGGTGGTTATACTAACCTAGTTAGATACATGACTGATGCTGAAAGGAAACAATACTTCAGCGTAGGACAATCTAATAGAGGTGAATTAGGGGGTAGAAATTTCTTTACTACTAATCCAATTAACGCAGTGGGTGGTAGAGGTGGTAAAGCCACTCAAACAATTAACAATCAAGTTCACAGTAGTAGATTAATCACTTCAGGTGGAAGATATCATCCACCGCATGACCCGATGAAGGATAAGATGAGGCTTGGTAGAAAAGATATTGGAGCAGAAACTAAGTTAGCCCACAGCGAAGGTAATTTAGAAACTTACAGAACTATTCAAGGTCACAAACAACTAGCGGGCAAAGACTTACCTCTTACAAGTCAGCAGCGAGACAGACTTATTGAACTAGAACAAAGGTATGATGAAGTTAGTGAAATGTTAATGAATTTTGATGAAGGTTCTGAAGAGTATGGAAATCTAAATTCTGAGTTATTCGGAATAGAAGGTAAAATTCAAGAAATACAAAATGAGGCTGCTAAAGAAAATAAAAACTCCTATAGTCAAATATCAGATAACTTTCAAATAAAAGACGAAAAAGACCACGAAGCAATAATGGCTGTGGCTAAAAAACTCAAACCTGAGTTTGAAAAGAAAGACCCCGATGCCTTTAATCCTGAGTTCCCTGATAAGTTCTTAGCCAATACTTCTCGTTTAATGAGAGACGCTAATATGGCTTTACTAAGACTACCTCATTCAGAACACGGACAATTTACTCATGGATACGGAGAGTATGAGGATGTTCACAGGAGCGCTGCTGAATTACTGACAGACGATAAAGATGAAGTTGTATCGCCACATCACACTATCGCTAGCGTTCTAGGTAATGCTGGTAAACTAATTGAGCCTACTATGTCTCCAGCAAAGGTTAGACAATTACTAAATCTACCCGATGACGATGCACACAATGATATGATTGAGAGGTTGTTAGAAGGGCGAATGTCTCCTGTTAAAGTTCTAAGACACGGTGATTTGTTAGGTACTGGAGTTAGTTTTGCTGGCGAAGAGGCTAATAATATCTTTACTACAGACGACCATCATTCAGCCATAGATGGTATTCTAAACGAGCACATTTCAACAAGACCTCACCATAGTGATTATTCTCGAAGGGCGAGTGCCGACAAAAAATTCGGTAGAAACTTAGGTGAAAAATATGCAAAACATCTTGGGTTAATAGACAGATTGTTTAGACCTAATCAACAAAATCAACTAGACATGCATGGGTTATCTCGTGTTCAATTATCTCATCGTGGTGGTGAGTACGGTACGGGTAATAATGCACTCGGAGCGATAACAGGCGATATAGATGGGCCAGTCAATAGAGCCAAAAGTTTAGTTCACGACCTTTATTTGTTTGACCCCCAACAAGCACAGACCATGGATAAAGTAGTCGCTCCTGCAACAAAAGTCAAACTGGCTGGTTATAGGTCGCAACCTATCCATCCAGCCACTTCTACAGGTGCATCAGTTCAGGACATGTATATTTCAGGTGGTATGGATAGTGGGTATCCAATGACACCATCAGTTGGTATGGAGTTCCCCGGTAACAAAAAGGCTGTAGCCGGAACAAATACAGAAGAGCAATTCTTACATTCTATTCCTGAAGCAGTGATGAATGAACTACATGGTGAAGAGGCTGTGCAGCAGGTTCTATCATCTAACTATCAATTACCTATCAACACTACTAACATGAGCAGAACCGATGTTGTCGCTATGCCAGCCCATTCTGATATGTCTCTATTCACTGCTAGCGACCCTACTGAAACTCTCACTGTATTGATGAATCCTGATGCACTATTGAAAGAAGATGATTCAAAGCCACCGCCTATTCTCCCGATGCATAGAATATTCTCTTTGAAAGACTTTGAAGCACTTAGAGGTTTTAGTGGAGACTGGGTAGTATCGTCGTTCTATGATGGCGAGCGAATGATAATTGTTAGAAAGGGTAACAAAGTTTCTGCATACGACGAAGGTAACGACGCTGTAATGCTGACCACTGACGATAAAAAACACTTGAAAGCACTTACTGAAAAAAACTACATGGTAGACGCTGTAAGAATGAAAGACAATATACATCTTATAGATATCTTAGATTACGATGGAACTAACATAGCGGATATGACTGTAAAAGAGAGACTCAAAGTTTTGCGTGGTCAGTTTGATAGTCATGAACATGTATTAGTTCCCGGGCCGTTCAACACAAGAGTTACTGAAAGCGGTGGTTTAGAATCCACAGTTGAGAGTTTACAAAACGAGCATAAACAATTATTACTTCGTGATGCTAACTCTACATATATGCGTGGTGAGCGCAGACATCCTAAGTGGTTTTTACTTCGTAAGAATAAGAATGTTAGTTTCATTATTCTTGATGTTAGGGGTAAAGGCCCATACACATACAGACTAGGAGCAGGGCCACTTGACTCCGAAGGATTTGGTAATAGAGGTGTAGATTACGAAGGTAAACAATATCTTGATGTTGGAACAATCAAGAGTCCTAAGCCATTTAACGAAGGTGACACAGTATCTATATCCGTATCGGGTGTTAAGAAAAGAAATCGTAACGGTAAAACAATCTACGATGTAACTTCTTCAAAGATAGTGGGAGAAGCAGAAGCAGAAAGTCCTGCCAGTCTTGAAACTCTATCCTTGTTAGCAAAGTCTCATCCTGTCATACCTGTAGCGTATGATGTAGTGTTGAAAGAAAATGAGATATCAGTTGTCTTTGAAGGACTAGATGAAGTAGTGTATAAAGCAGAATCGTCTCATACTGGTAATTGGGTGCACTCTCCTAAGTCTATAATAGGAGAATTAAGTCAATCCGATTATACTCTACAGTTAGCAGAAAGTGTCAGACCTTTGTGGAGTCAAGCCGTATCTTTGATGTTGAAAGGTGTGGATAAGAAAAAAGATAAAGGTGTTGTTGAAGAAATTATACCTCCTAAGTCATATCATTCAATGCACGATAAGAAAGACAGGCAACATAGCGAAAAACAATCACATGGTATTATAGACGCTGATGATGAAAAGACTCTACTCAAGGTAAAGATGCTCAAGACTCTTACTAGAATAACAGACTTAAGTGAGAGAATGGATAGAGTTGCGAAGGAAAAAATGTCAGGTGGCCCCGGTGCTCGTGGTATGGGTATCAATGTTGGGAGTGCTATAGAATCACCAAGAGGCCCGACTAGTCTTACCAGTGAAGAGAGTTTACCTGATTGGGATATGATTGAGCGACCAACTGAAGATTCCGAAGAAGAATACCCAATTGCCATGATGAGGCGTTTGAAACAGAAAAAAGCCAAGCAGTCTCCTACTTATGAAGCAGAATCAGATTATGAGGCTTAGAGTTTTATTAATATAGGTAAACAGATAGAGAGGTAATTAGTGTGTTACGAACTAGGCGGAAAAACCTTGAATTGCTCAAAGGGTCTAACGACCTCATTGTTGCAGGTTATGCTTCGGTTGAGTTGGTAGACAAACAAGGAGATTTAATTACAAGGTCAGCATTGAAAGACGCTTTCAAAAAATTCATGTCAGACCCCATGTATAGAAATGTTCAATTAGCACACTCAAATATTCAAGTTGGAGAAGTAATATCAAATTATACTGACAATCAAGGGAGGTTATGGAAAAGCGAAGTTGACGATGCTGGAATGTTTGTTGTAGTAAAATTAAGAAACGACATCGAGAAAGCACGAGAAGTAGCAAGTGAAATCCGAAAAGGAAATCTAACAGGATTTAGTATCGGGGGTCAAGCATTCAAAAGAGTTAACAAAAGCGACAAAAACCATGGCTCATATCAAGAAATCTCAAAATTAGAATTACACGAAATAACAATATGCGAAAAAGGAATAAACCCGGAAGCCACATTCAATATACTAAAAGAAGATAAAAATAAAATGGTGAGTAAAATGACTGATGAAGTAATGGAACAAATGAACGATGTATTAAGCCGATTAGAAGGCCGACTTGACTCTATGGAAAAAGGTGAAATGCCACCCGGACTCAAAGAACACATGAAGAACAAAAAAGGCAAGAAAGGCCACGACGATGACGACGATAAAAAAGACGACAAAGAGAAGGGCAATTACATGGATAAAGATGAAGATGACAAGAAAGACAAGAAAGACGACAAAATGAAGTCTGAATACTCCGATGTTATCACTGCTGAATACTTAGACTGGATGGAAAACACCCTAAAGTCTGCTGGTGTTGATATTGGTGGTGCTCGTGCTCACTTCGATACTGTAGCAAAAGCAAATCTTGGCTCTACTCCTGAAGCAATCGGTGACGGTGCTAACTACTTTGCAGGACAAGTAAAAGGTCGTGTTCAAGAAGGTGGCAGCCCATCTACCAACGCTATCCAGCGTGCTGGTCTAGGTGGTAGCGGCGGAAAAGTTGAGAAGTCTGACTTCATCAACGCATCTCAAGTAGACTCTCACAGACTAGAAGAAGCATACGGTGTTTTCAAGGCAGCAAAAGAGGAAGAAGAATTCCGCAAGTCTCTTGAAACCAACTTCGAGGGCCGCTATGCTCAAGAAAGGCAAGCAGAAATCTCAAAGGCTCAAGCGCAAAACTTTGACGCTCGTGCTCCTCTCGATGAAGTTATGAAGGCTCTTGGAGCACTCAATGACCGAATTGACAACATCACTAGCGGTGCT